TCTGTCTCGCAATATTTCTCTCAGTTTTTCCAAAACGTAGCACTCATAAAAAAGAAGGCTTAATTTGCCTTCTTTATACACATTGGAACTACTACGAAAACTGACAGACTAAGGGTCTTGTCTCGCTTGCAAATATTTTCTCTCGTCTTTTTCCAAAACGTAGCCTTTCCTAAGAGATTAGGCCTTGTTTCATATTTGTCGCATTTAGTTCTGACACAATTTGTATATCAGATAGCTGCGCACATGATTGTAAAATTTCATCTTGGTTTGCCGTTATCGTAAATAATGAGCCAAATGAATTTACAGCATACACTGGTACTAAAACAACTGTCGCTAGTTGTGTTGGCAGTCTTTGATGTATTAAACTAAACAATTCAGTTGCATAAAATGTATCACCGAAATCCCAATTTTTAATTGAAAAATATTCATTAATCACACTTAATACTTCAGTAGCTAAAGCTTCATTGGTCATCGTTGCGGTGGTTGCTTTTACAATTTTAAAAGTCGCTCTCATCTGTGGGTCTGCCATTGCTCCAAATAACAATTTCAATTTGGCGCTATGCAAAACAACAGTATCAGATAACATTTTACTATCTAACAAGCTAGCATAGCTATTACGTAAATCCAAAGGAGTTGGTGGCACTGGCTTAATTGAAGTTAAACCGACAATATAATTTTGCATCGCCGTATAATAGCCATTTGTTAAAATATATGTATCATGAATGTTAGATGGTGATGGGTCAATTAAATTATTATAAGGGGTAAAATGCTGCCACATAAAATCTAAATTAATGCGATTTAACAACCTACCCCAATAACAGCCATTATTGCTATCCCAACTGCTAATAAAACTACCAGGCTCAAATGAAACAGCTGGGACAACAGTGGTCCCAGCTCCGGCTGGAGTGCCATCATTTTGTAATTGAAAGTAACTGTAAAATTCTGAGCTATTGTCAGCAGCATTGGCAAAATTCTCAAATTGCAAGAAGTTGTCAGTTATCATCTTAGCTGGGTCAGTGAATTTTAAAATGTCACTTGGCACAATCTCTAAATATTTTGGCTGAATAACTCCATTTGTATCAACGACCGCTTGTACAACATCGTAATTTTGATTCAAACCTAACGCTCTATCATCGGCTCGCAAATTAGATTTTAACACTCTTACAATATCAAATACACGATCTTTAGTTTGATTATCGATAATTTGCTGTTGGTCATTGTACCAAAAATTAGTAGTTGGTGAATAAGCTTTTAACTTTAATTCACGATAATTGACGGTAAAATTGGTTATGGTTGAAGTAATTGGGTTTAATTCAGCTTTTACCCATATTATCCATGAATTAGGATTACGCTTACCAGCTTTATACAAAGTTGGGTCAAAAACTCTAGCATTTGGATCGACTGGGTCAGTACTTGTCAAATTTGAATCAGCTACTCTAAGGTCAGTACCATCAATCAACTCCCAGCGACCAAGTAAATTTAATTTGCTAATTTCAGGTGAATTTAATGCATTCGTATCAGCATAGCTTATAAAGGTTCTATTACTTTCTGCTAAAGCATCCCACGTTGCTTTAGCAATCTGTGGTAAACGAATGATAAATGCATCACCAGGAGCTAACGCATAAGTAAAACTGGTTGGTTGTTCAACTAATATATCTAGTTGAGCCCCTGGATTAGAACTTTTATATGATGTTCCAATCTCTCCAACTCCAATAACTCCTCGTAAATTTGAGGTAATGTAAAGCAATAAACCATCAGCGGCAACTTCAATTGTGAATACCTCAGCTTCATATGTTGAACCATCCAATTGAATACGACCTGTAATAGTCGCCGTTAATTTAGTGTTTACTCCAGCCCCAATGAATTTTACCGCGCGATTAAAAGCCAGACCAAATGTTGTTTGCCAAGCCGTCGGTTGTAAGCCTGAACCAACGTCACCAGGGATGAACGGGTTAACCCCATCAATTGTTCTTGGTAGGGTATTAAGCCAAAGCTTACTTGTGCTTTCAGGGTGAAGACCGGGGTCCTGAATAATGCCGTAGTTTGTATTACCAATTGTAGCAAAACCGACGGGTTCTCCATAGTAGTGTTGGTCGATAGCGCCTTGAATTAAAGTTTTTTCTAACTGTGGTCCTCTGGTTGTAGAACCATGTTGATTTAATTCATCTGTCTGCCAAAAAAATTGGCGATTATCTTCAATAAATGTTCGACGTGTTAAACTGACAATACCCGTTGTATCAAATTCTCCACCATCATCAACATCAGTATTTGTTGCGCTAATATAATTTAACAGGTTAATAATGCCTGGTTCAGATAACAATGGTTCAATGACTTCATCAATGATACTTCTACTTGATATTGTTGAACCAGTGCTAATGGAATTAATTGAAAGTTCATACCCAAGTTGAAGATCGTCACCAAAAAGTTTAATATTTTGATATTGACCTGACGCATCATTCCAATCAATATATTTTGGTTGACCAGCAAAGGTACGATTAATTGATACTAAACGTAAAATTGATTGGTCCTTCAGCATGAAGGTATTATAGTCCTGGCCATTTACCATGCGATTTTGCGCATAATAGGTAGATGGAGCGGCTTGGCGAATATGCTCGATACTTTCTGATGGTGCTGAATTTTGAATCGTCGCTGTTAAACCAAATGTCAAATTTGCGGTTTGAACAGTACCATCAGTTGCGGTATATTGAAATGAGAATGGTTGGTTAACTAATTTACTCGGCGGAATAACAATGGTGGCATTAGCAGATTGGCGCACCCAAAAATAAAAACTTCCAACTGGCATGTCAGAAAAATCGCCATCACCAAAGACGAGTTTAACGGCATCATTCTCAAGTGTTTCAACTTCGTATTTTTTTCTGTTCTCAATTGTATTGAATGACACATTTGAGTCAATCAAATTTTCAACTTCTTCCCAAACATTTTGAATAACCCCGTCAGAGTCAACCTCTGTCACCCAAACATCAGTCTCATTAACGTTGATCGGTGCTAAAGTCAAAGCTAAGTTAGGACTTGGGTTATTAATCGTGTACGGAATATACGTCAGTAAACCTTGCTTCGCATATAGCAAGAGACCAGTATAATCCGAACCATCTCCAAGGCCATCCTCGGCATAGATGACAGATAATTGAGCATTTACATCAGGGGTTTTTTCAAATGGCCCATTCTCAGAGAGAAGAACCGGCACAAGCTCCATTGGGAACGTCTCAGTGCCATTATCAGCGGTAAAATGATACACACCATTGCTAAGCGAATTCTGGGTAGTGTTGAACGTGTACAATTGCATTGTGACATCGCCAACCTGTTGAAGAGCACTATATTGTCCAAATTCACCATTTAGCGTTCTATTTAAGATTAAGAAGAACTGTTCTTTCCAATTTGCATTATTTGGGTCGTTCCAAATAATAGTTAAGCCAGAAAGATTACTACCTTGACTGTCAAATACATTTTCTGTCGTTGAAATTGACGAAATCTTCATTATCCCACGACCAGCTAAATTACGAGCTGGTTTATATGAGATAATTTTCGCTAACTTTAAAATTGATTGCTTACGTTGAGCCGTTGTGATAAAGTTTTCATGCGCTAACATGTCCAAACGATATGAAAGTTGTTCAGCTACATACGCAAAACTTTCGATTAAAGCTACTAATTCTGATGATTCAATAAAGTCATTGAAATTTTCAGGGTAATAGATTTGTAAATATGATATGATTGCTGATTTAATGCTATCATAATCAAAAGAACTAAAATTTACTTGACTAAAGGCTTCATAAATTTTAGTCCAAGATTCTGCAGAATATAGATTTCTTATAGCCATTTGTTAATAATTCCAAAAAAATATGCTTAAGCTATTTAATGGATTAGAATATTGTAGCATAAACTGCATTACCAGCGTCATAAATTTCATATAAACCAATTTTTGTTAAATTTTCATGTTCTGTTAATGAGGCATCGAATTTTTCACCGCATATTTCTGGCAATTTATGTTTTTGACATGCTAACCTATTAACTCTAGTCATTGTTGACGTATTGACGTACCAATAATTAGGTGATGAGAAATGTTGAAAATTGAGTCCTAAATGTTGATAAACATTTCCAGAGCCAAATCGTAAATCTGCATATGAAATTACAGATTTAGGTAAATGTTTTTTAACAAAATAAGCAAAAAGTTTTGATGCTGCTCCTACTATAGAATATTCAATTTTACAACAAAATCTAGAAATTTCCCATTCATATTTTTTTGTAAATCTTGGCTTTATAAAAGTCATTATTGCAACAAGTTCATCATTGTAAGTTAATCCATAGAAAAAAGAACTTTTGTCTTTACCTTGAATATGATTTTTTATTAAAAACTCATTTTTTTCTCTACTCGAAAGTTCAGATATTTTGCATTTGCGAGCAAAATATCTGAATTTATTTTTGTTTAATGAATTTTTTATTATTGATTTTATTTTTTCGAACTTAATATCATCAAATTCATCTTCAAAAATTTGAATTAATTTTATTTTTTTATCGTGACAAATTTTCCATTTCTCAAAATGATATTTTTTATCAACTGGCTTTATGGATTTTCTTGATGTAGAATGCCAATAGACGCCATTAACCTCTATTGCTAGTGATGCATCTGGAATATAAAAATCTAATTCGAGTGGAGCAATAATTTTTCTAGTATTTCGTAAAAAAGCTATGTTTAAGCTAGATAAAAAATCAGCAATCTTACTTTCTAATTTATTTTTATCACGTGGATTGCAGATTAAGCATGGTGTGCCAAATGCCAAAATATTATTGACTGAAGCTAAATATTCAGTATTGTGCTCATTACATTTCCATAAAAGTGGAATACCACTTGCTAAACCCTCTAATTCAGAATATTCTTTATCTGAAAATAAAGGACTAATTTTTAATTCTTTAATATTTTCAAAAACTTTTGAAATAAAATTTAATTTAAACTGGGTAATTCTTTTTGTTTTTAATTGTTCATTTTGAGAAATATGTGAGACTCCATATTTCTCATTAAGAGTGTTTATTCTTTTTTCTTTATTAATATCAAATAATTTATTAGTGCCAAATTTATTTAATAAGGTTTGTTTTACTTGATTTTTGATTTCTGGTATTTGGCTACAATTAGATATTTCGCTACCATATTTAGATTGTAAAGTTTTTTTAATTTTTTCTTGAATTGAATTGCTTTTAGATTTACAAGATAGCGAACAAAAATCCTTAACATAACCTTTTGAAAAATTTTCAAATTTTACTGGCTTTCCACATTCGCATCGTTTTGGGTAATCTGTAATATTATTAATATGCCAGTAAATTTTTTCTATTACATTTTCGGTTTTACATTCTGGTGCCAAATCATTCAATATTTCTTTTTCTGATTGCGAAAGATTTTTTAATCTTGCTGCACTAATTTTTTTATTTTTATCAAAAATTTTTTCTAATATATTTTCCATTTTAACCATTCTCAACTAAATAATTTAAATTATATATTGAAATCGTTAAAAGTTTCTGTTAACCACCGGTTTTAACTTCTATGTGTAAAGTATCAGTCACCTTAAACTCAACATAATATAAATCAGCCAGCGCCACAATCATGTTATGGTCAGGGATACTTAATACCTCTAAAGCTTTAAGCTGAACACGTGGATCATATTCAAATACGGTTTTTAGATCGTCTTCGATGATCTGACGAGTTTGCTGATCATTAGGTTCAAATACCATGAAAGGTATTCTAGTTCCAAAATTTGACATCATAACCCGAGATCCAATTGGCGTGTAAATGTGATTGAGCAAATCTTGTTTTACGACTTCAATATCACTAATACCAAGATTTTTTGTACTTAACCAATTTTTTGTTGAAAGTCCGTGATAGAACATATTTATTCCATAGTAGTAACAGTTTTATCTATTTACATAAAAAACACAGTTCAAATTTTATAAATAATTTTCAAAAGCTAATGGAGAATAGCAACTATGAAATTTTCAAATACTGAAAATTTATCAAATTTTCATTTTTTTAAATCTAATGAATGGATACGTCCATGGACATATGGCTTAGAGCAAATGATTTGTGTTGACCATGTTGGCATAAAAACAGGATTGTATCTTATTGAAGATAACATTTCAGTTCAAGACAACCGTAAAAATAATTTTTCAGCATTCACATTTAGAAATAAATTGATAAATGGAAATTTTGACATTTGGCAACGTGGCACTTCACAAAATATACCCGGGTATGGAAGTGATGATAGATGGTTCAACAGTTCTAATAATACGCAAATGAAATTTGATACTAATCAATCTGATGTCCCATTTAATCCATCATATTACTCTAGAACTATATTAGAACAAACCACTCCACAGTATGATTTTCTTTTGGATACTGAAACAGAACAGCCAACTTTAGTGACAGCTTATAAAGAACAGCGAATAGAAAATGTAAAATTATCAAAGCTCGATAATTTCAGCAATTTGTCGAAAACATCAAATTCGCATTTTACGTTGTCTTTTTGGTTAAAACACAATAAACTGGAATTAAATAATGATGGATTTATATCTATTCAATTAATTCAACATTTTGGCTCTGGAATTAACGCTTCACCAACCAAAATTGTAAATTTATTAAATGATAACAAGCAACAAGTCGCTATAATTCCATCAAATCAGTGGACACAATATGTATTGAATCTTGAATTTGAATCTCTAGAAAATATGGTTATTGACGGCGATGATCATTATTATGGAATAAGATTCACTTATAATTTACCTGCAAATGAACATTATAATGAATTTTCAAAAACTGCTTTTGACTTGGCGCAAGTACAATTAGAACCCGGTTTTATCTATACTCCATTTGAGCTTAGACCAATAGGGCTAGAAATTGTTCTTTGTCAACGATATTTCGAAAAACAACAAAAAATTCATTTTTCAGCAGGAGGTGGATTAGAAACTACTTTTATAGATCATGTCTGTTTTCAGACTGAAAAATTTAAAAATGGTTTGGTTACGATATTTAATTCAAATAATTTACTAACAACCGTAGATTATACTACTACTACAGGTTTTTCATATTCTATTACATTATCTGAAACTCAAACCGTTAACGCAATTTTAAATAGTGCAATTACTGGCGTAGTTACATTATCTAAACCAATTTCTAGTTTTTTTGATTTTATGATAGATGCTGAACTTTAACCTTTATAGTGTAAATTTCTGCTAGTATTTGCTGGGCGATCAAATGGTTCATGCGCTGGAATAATAGAAGGACCTGCTGCAGCATTCGCGCAAACTGCTTGAGCGGCTTCAGTTGCTGCTGTAGTTCCAGTTATATTTAAATTTGACTGAATGATGTTTCCATTTAGATGTACTGAACTACCTGTCACTTTAGTCATATCACCTTTTAAGTTTACATCCTGTCCTGACATTGCCAATGTATTCTCACTCTTAATGTTGACTTGATCACCAGATATTTTTGTATCCGTGCTATTGATGTCAACTTTACAGCCGGATGCTGCTAATTGATCACCAGCCTTCAAATGAACTCCAGAGCCTGAGATGTTGGTATCAGCTTCACTCAATAAGTTGATGGTTCCTTGGGCATTCAAGTTGATATTTCGATTCGCTGCAAGGTTGATATCTTCTTCAGCTCGGACTGAAATTGATTTAGCTCCATAGATATGTACATGCCCATCTTCATCAAGCTCAATCCAAGTATTACCTTTCGCAGTTGATACGTAGATACGCTCATTGGTATCGTCTAAGATAACTTGATTGCCTTCACAAGTTTTAACTCTAACTCGGCAATTATCAACATTATCTGACATTGAGATAAAGTGATGACCAGGAGTAGTCCAACAATAAGTTTGAGGGTCTAAGTACGTATTATCGGCTGGCGATTTACCATAACCATTTGTTCCATCTTTGACATCCGCATCTTGAGCTACTTGACGTTCAAATGGCCCACGTGTCTGAGCAATAGCTCCTGTTAAATCACCAAAAGCGGCTTTAGCATTTGAACTTGCTGGTTCTAGCGGGTCATAGCTATCAGTCCAAGGTCCTGGAGTTCTATCTTTATTTGAAATTCTACCACCCGGTAAGCTACGATTTCGATGTAGGTCAAAAACACTAGCGAAGTAAAAGCGACGGTTTGGATCGCCATTTAACAGAAAGACTAATACTTGAGAGTTAATTTTTGGTAGTGCCCAAAAACCATAACTTACAGGGCCATGAGATACTGCGCCAGTTCTTCCTGCTGGAAAATCAACCGTGACTCCACCAAAAGGAGTTGCGTATTCCGCCCAAACTAAATTTGCTATGCTATAATTTTCACCATCGAGCGCTGGACACCAGATTTTAAGTCTACCCATCTGGTCAGGGTCTTCCGTATCCATGACAAAGCCATCAGTGATAAATGGCCATGCTTGTTTTATATTTGAGAATGCTGACATTAACTGTTTGCTAGTTTATTTTCTTGTTGATTGTACATATACTCGCCATAGAGATCGCAAGTATGGAGTTGTAAATCTTGCGTAAAAGAAGAACTGGAAAATTCATTGTGAACCGCGCTTACAAAATACCAACCATCATAGAATAATTGAGTTCTTATTGAATTATTTAGTGGATTATAAGTATCACCAGCATTCATCTCAGCAAATGGATAATCAGCTGGACCAAAGATATTAATCTTGACATACATTCCACCAGCAATAAATGCTTTGTATTTTGAATTAAGCTGGTCTTGAACTGGCTTAATTAACTCCTTAACCCATTTTCTATGTTCAAGGTGAGCAGCAACAATTGTTGCTCCACCTTTTGCTGTCGGAGTTTTTCTTGTTTTTGTATCTCCTCGTGAATAATCCCAAGCTGTTAACTTGTTAAAATCAATTGTTTCATTATTCAAATATGTCTGAATTGATTCAGTCAAATTAACATGAGGCGCGATTGAATCAATGACAAATGATTTAAAAATGTCTGGATTACCACGTATTTTTACCACCGGCTGTAAATTAGCCGCCGCTAAATCAGATAATGACCTATGAAATTCCTGCTTATTTTGAAAGTTTTTTGCTGGATTTGCTTGACCTTTATTTGTTGATACCGCGTTATTCGTGTATTGAATATATGATGGAGGTGGGGCAACAATTGGCTGCAGCTGTCTAACTTTATACAGCATTGGTTTATCAAATACTTCTGGTTCATCTTTGTTTTTTACTTGACTTTTACCAACAATATCTTGAATCGCCGATACACTCACGTTAGATTTACTAAAAAGCCCCATCATTAAATTATTAACAGCGATATCTAAATGAAGAATATCCTCGTTTTTACCAGAAAAAACATAATCAAATATCATTGCTCCTGGTGGATTTTCAGTTTTTGTTGGAACTCTACTGTCAATTACGTCACTTTCAGACCCATTTGTATCAGGCAAGTTAAATTCAACTATATCAAAATGCACTAAAACTATATCTTTATCCGATGTTATACCAGTCAATACTTTAAAAATTTTTCCAATCCCCTGTGATTTTGCTTCTAAATTGCAGAGCTTATTGACTTCATCACACGCAGTTAACAACGCCCAAAGCACATCTGGAATTGTCATATTTGCCGCGCTAGCATAATAGCCAGTCGCTGGAGTTTTAGGCTCTTTAGCTGTTTGGTCATTTACTGAGGCAATAACTTCAGCCTTTTGTTTTTCGACTTGCTGCTGTTTTTGAGCTTTAACTGATTCAAATTTTGTTTCATACAATTTTGCCGCTGGACTATCTACCTTAAAATAAAACCAATGCTCTGGAATTGTAATCATGTATTGAACAAGCCGGCCATTCTTATGTTTCTTTGCTTGAGGGTTTTTAGATTGTACTTGTGATTCAGTTACGACGCCATCAGTGGGTTTTTCAATTGGATTCATCTTAAAGAAATATTCTCGACTTGCTTTATTCAACTTATTTTCTAAGGCTTGAATAGCATTTCCAAGTAGGCCATCACTAAATTTAATACTAATCGATTCACCAGCCCAAAGGTTAGTATAAATGGCAAAATCATCACCAATCATTCCAGATATTGGAACAAACTGCAATTCATATCGGCCGCCATCTGTGCCAAATTGTGTTAAATTGAATTGTCCAGCCATTATTAATGGAATACTAATGCTGTCAACTAATTCAGTTGTACCAGAATCCGTATGCCCCATAAACATAACATGAAGTAAAAACGTTACGCCAGTGATATCTGTTTGTAAACCAATATCACAAAGCCATTTCATATAATTAAAAAACCCAATACCAGATGGGTCGATTATCTGCATTGATAATGTGCCTAAGATTGATGTATGGTCAGATGGGCTTGAATTGCCGCCGACATAAGTTGTAAATTTGACATTATCAATCATGAATTCTGATATACGTCGTGTATCACAAACTA